ACATTGAAAGCTGGAACAGCAGACGATGACGATTTATTTTTTGCTGTAACTGGAACTTGGAATGTAGCTGGTCAAACTCAGTCAATGTTAGGTGGATCATCCACTGGAGCTGCTATAGCAGCGATGACTGGTATTGGTCACAGAACAACAGCATCTACTGATGTAATTTTGACCACTGGCGGTGCAACTGCCTCTGGTACAATACACTGTGTAGTTCTATTTACACAATAACATAAGGAGAGAAAATGGCATCTGTAGTTGATATATGTAATTCAGCACTAAATATGTTAGGCGGTAATACTATTATTAGCCTCACTGAAACATCGAAAAATGCACGCTTGTGCAACCAACGGTATGAATTAGTGAGAGATGCCGTTTTCCGTGAACATCCCTGGAATTGTTTACAAAGAAGAGTTGAGCTTGCAAAAGATACTGACGCTCCAGCGTTTGAGTTTGCAAGTGCGTTTACACTTCCAGCTGATTGTTTACGAGTCTTACGGTCAGAAAATTCTAATTTCTCTAATAATGAAAGATTTAGAATTGAAGGTAGAAAACTTCTTACTGACGAAAGTACAATGAAAATTTTATATGTAGCGTCTATAACTGACACAACACAGTATGATGCTTCATTGATCGAAACACTGTCAGCTAGGCTTGCAGCAGAGCTGGCGTATCCAATAACACAATCATCAACCTTAATGGATCGAATGTTTGGTTTATATCAACAGAAACTAAAAGATGCACGATTTGCTGATGCTACTGAAGGTACAGTTGATGATGAAACTCGTATCCAGGCTGATGACTTTATAAATGCGAGGTTATAATGCCAGGTAAAAAAATGTCTATGAAACAGAAAAAGATTGCTGCTATGGGTGGTAATCGAAATAAGATTGACGGTGCTGATTTTGCAAAGCTCCGAAAAATGAAGAAAAAAAAGAAAAAATAATTTATGCCTAGATCTACCTTTGCTTTTAGTAATTTTACATCAGGAGAGTTATCACCCAGGTTAGACGGAAGAATAGATTTACCAAAATATTTTTCTGGATGTAAAACCCTGGAGAACATGATTGTTCATCCTCATGGTGGTGCTGCCAGAAGACCTGGCACTCGTTTTATATCTGAAACAAAAAGCAATGGAGAGGCAAGATTAGTACCATTTGAATTTTCAACTACACAAACTTATGTGTTAGAGTTTGGCAACACTTACATGAGAGTGTACAAGGATGGGGGTCAGGTTCTGAACAGTGGTACTCCAGTTGAGATATCAACCCCCTACTCCGCAGCAGAAGCCAACGAAATAAAGTTTGCACAATCAGCCGATGTATTATTCATTGTGCATCCCTCTCACCAACCAAGAAAATTATCCAGGACATCTCACACATCATGGACTCTTAGTCTATATGCACCAACCAATAATCCTTTTACCTCTACAAATAATTTTCCTAGCACGGTGACTTTTTTTGAAGAAAGATTAGTTTTTGCTGGAACAAATGCAGCTCCTCAAAAACTTTTCTTTTCTAAATCTGGTGACTTTGAAGACATGACTACTGGTACAAATGCAACAGATGGAATGACTTTTACGATTGGATCTGACCAGGTAAACGCTATTAGATACATAAAAGGTTTGCGTACACTTTTGATTGGTACAACTGGTGGTGAGTTTGTAGCTACAGCTTCATCCTCTGCTGAACCTATTACACCTACAAATATACAAATCAAACGACAAGCTGGTTATGGTACCTCAGAAGTTGATGCACTCTTAGCTGGTAATAGAATTTTATTTGTTCAAAGAGCTGGTAAAAAAGTAAGAGAATTAGTTTTTGATTTTGACACTGACGGATACATTGCACCAGATTTAACTATCCTGGCTGAACATATTGGAGGCTCTGGTGTTGGTACTGGTTTTACAAACTGGACTTATCAGCAAGAGCCAGACAGTATTGTTTGGGTTGTAAGATCTGATGGTGTACTTACTGGCATGACATATCAACGAGGCGAAAATGTTGTTGCCTGGCATCGACATATTTTAGGTGGAGCTTTTAGTGGTGGTGATGCTGTTGTTGAAAGCGTTGCAGCCATATCTAATTCTACAGCGTCTTCTAAAGGTGAAGACACTTTGTACATGATAGTTAAAAGAACAATTAACGGTGGTACAAAAAGATATATAGAGTATTTACAACCTTTTGACTTTGGATCAGATATTGAAGATGCCTGGTTCTTGGATAGTGGATTAGTTTATTCTGGTGGTGCTACAACATCATTGTCAGGCTTAGATCATTTAGAAGGACAAACAGTTTCAATTTTAGCTAACGGTGCAACTCACGCAGACAAAACAGTTTCAAGCGGTGCTATCACACTTGACCGTTCTGTCACAAAAGCAGTTGTAGGATTAAAATACACATCAAAGCTACAAACTATGAGAATAGAAAGTGGTAGTGCAGAAGGTGTCGCCCAGGGCAAAGTAAAAAGAATACACGAAATAGTCGCAAGATTTTTTCAAACAGTTGGAGCAGAGGTTGGGAGTAGTGAAACACAAACAGATTTAATACCGTTTCGTGATAGCTCTATGGCAATGGATCAACCAGTTGATTTATTTTCTGGTGATAAAAATATAGAGTTTGCCTCTGACTATGAAACAGATAATTTTGTTTACATACAACAAACACAACCCCTACCGTTGACAGTGACAGCTCTGTTCCCACAACTAAATACTTATGATGGTTAATGGATATATTTCCTTTTATTAAAGAACACGGATATATAATCTACAAAGATATAAATAGTTCCCTCATAGGTCAGACAAAAGATTTATCTTTTATAAATAATTTAGAAGTTGACGATTGTTACACTGGAGTAATCAATGGCAAACCAGTCGTATGTGGTGGAGTCATTAAATTATGGGATGGATGTTTTGAGGGGTGGGTGATTGCTTCCAGAAGTATACAAATATATTCATTTGATGTTTGTAAAACAATCAGACGATACACTGATGAACTTTATAAAAAAAATCAAATGCACAGACTGCAAACAGCAGTGCAAAAAGATTTTATCGAAGGTTATCGCTTCGCACAATTTTTAGGCATGAAACAAGAGGGTATAATGAAAAAATACGATTACATGAAAAAAGACTACATGAGATATGCGAGGGTAAAATAATGGCACCATTAGCACCATTTGCAATAGCAGCCACCGCTGCTGCTGCCGTTGTATCTGCCGCTGGTTCAGCTCAAGCTGCTGCCGCTGCAAAAGCCACTGGCGAAGCAAATAAAAAAGGTTTTGAACGAGCTGCAAAAGTTGTTGAGCAGCAAAAAGAAATAGTCGATGCGTCAGCAACCAATGAATTATTTAAATTTAATAGAGCTTTTAAAATAAATCAGGCTAACTCGACAGCTGCTTATTTAAAAAGTGGTGTCACTTTAGAGGGTACACCAGAAGATGTACTAGCAAACAACGCATACTTAGCAAATTATGAAAGAAAAATTTTAGATTTTAACACAGCGGTGCAGAAAAAAAAATTAGACGATGATGCAGCACAACTTAGGTACAGTGGTGAAATTAAATCAGCTGAAGGTCAAATGCTTGCAAACTCTTACAGAATGAAAGCTGTAGGATCAATTATAGG